ATGCTTTCGGATGCCCAAGTAAAGTCATTAAAACCTAAAGAATCTAGATACTCAGTTGCAGATGGGGAAGGATTGAACATTTCAGTATTTCCAAATGGAAAAAAGAAATGGGTTCTGTCATACCGTCAAAATGGAAAGCAAAATCAAAAAATGCTTGGTGAATATCCCGTTATGGGATGTAAGGAAGCACGTCTACAAGCAAGACAATTAAAATTAGAATATCAAGGCAAGGTAGCCAATTCTCCACCAGTCCATAAGGTCATTGAGGAGTGGTTGAGTATCATGAAATCGCAATGGACCAGCAAAAAATACTATGACACGGTCGAATATCGACTTGCATATCTAACCGAAGACTTTAAAAATCTTCCAATTAATGAAGTTGAAAGAAAGCACATCTCGAAGAAAATTAAAGAAATTGTTGCAAAAGGTACTTTAGAAACAGCAAGCCGTGCATTAAGACTTGGCAAGCAAGTATTTGATTTTGCAATTGCATCAGATTATACAGATCGTAATCCATGTACATTGGTGGAGGATGTAATTCCAGAATATGAATCTGACAGCCACCCTTGTTTACCCGCAAGTGAAATGCCTGAATTTTTTAGGCGTATGCAAGCGAGCCATTCAAGTTCCATAGTTAAAATGGCAATGCTTCTAGTTTGTTATACAGGTACACGTATAACAGAATTATTAAAAGCTAGATGGGATTCAGGCGAATTAGATTTTGAAAATAAGGTTTGGATTATTCCAGCTGATCGCATGAAAAGAAGAAAGGAATTAATGGTTCCATTAGTGCCGCAGATTTATGCACTATTTAAGGAGCTAGAAAGCGTAAAAACAGATGATGGTTATATATTTAAAAAACGTGGAAAGCCTTATGAGTATATGACCTCTGAGTCGGTACTAACCATGATAAAAAGAATGGGTTACGAAGACAAAATGGTTACCCACGGTTTTCGTTCACTTTTTTCGACTCATGCAAATGAAAGTAAATTATTCCGTGGTGAGGTGATCGATTACCAGATCGCTCATGTGAATAAATCCACAAAAGCAGATAAGACAAGTAAAATTTATAACCGTGCCGAATATTGGGATGAGCGAGTAGAGCTTATGACTTGGTATGCAAATGAAGTAGATGAGTGGTTGAGAGCAAATGAATAAAAAAGCTGATTACACAATTATTGGATGTAAAGACGAGGCTGAATTTATTAAGCTATTGTCCAACCAATATCTATATAAAGATATTATAAAAAGCTCAATTCAAAAACTTGATCCAGAAAAGTTTGAAAATCAAGAAGATTATTATTCACGATGTGCTGATTTTGAAAACCTTATGAATAGATATCTTGGTGAGTTTGAAGAAAATTATAATGGTGCTGAGTTTCATTGGTACTTTTTAGAAGGTTTAAATGCTTTTTTTAATGAACACTATTTGCCAGCTTTATTGAGTTTAATATGTGGAATTGAAGCCTCCCTACGCTCAACACTTCATTTAATCAGCAACAGTGAAGTAGATAGATTATATATACCTGAAAATATGAATAAACAAATGATTATTACTGCAAAGCAGAAAGGTTTACCTATTTCAGCACTGGCTTTCCGTGATGAATATGATTTTCATGAAAAATTAAGTAATAATGACAAGTTAAATTTATTAAAGTTAAGAAACGATCTTATGCATGGAAACATCAGTGAATTTACCAAATCTGTTAATGATGAAAGAATATTTTATCCTATTCATTTATTAAATTCATTAATAGAAATAATCTTAATATCTAAAAAATGGCTCAAGGATTTAAATGAATTTAAAAGTAAATTTTGAATTAAGGCCGTTAATGCGCACCTTTAATTCACAATTTAATCGTAGTTAAAGAGTAATAAGTCCAATTATTAAAGCTATTAATTTGGACAAATTTTAATTTATAAAGTAGAAAATTGGAAAAATTAAAGTGGAAAAAAATTACTTTGATCAATTGGTAAATAATGAATCCCATTATGAAATTACATTTAATGATTTTGACGAATTTTTAACATTTATAAGACCAGATAAATTACATGTAAAAGATCTTATGACAAAATTAAGAATAGAATCTAACCCATCAACTGTTAATTTTCCTTCATTTAAGATAAAAGATTTTAAAGGTTATAGTACATTAGACAAGTCGATCATATATCGGGGACATGGAGAAAGTTGTTGGGATTTAAAACCAACCTTTTATCGTAATAAAAAAAATATTGGGTGGATTAAGACTAATTGGAGTGTAGATCAAAATTATGAGTCAGAAATTTTATTGAAATTCCAAGATTCCTGTGATTTAGCTGGTGTTCAATTACCATCAGACAATGATCAATTGAGAAGAAGACAAAAAAGTAAGTTAGTTAAATATAAGAAATCGTTTGGGAGAAGTCAGATAGATTGGTTTGATGATGATTTTTTTGAGTTGGCTGTGTATGCGCAACATTATGGAGTTGCGACCAGATTGCTCGATTGGTCCAAAAACCCGTTTGTAGCTAGTTATTTCGCTTGTTCTCATGCTCTCAAAATGAATTATGATCCAAATTCAAAATTTTGCATTTGGGTATTAAATTCTGAAAGTATTACAAATGAATTGAATCAAGTACTCGAAGTGCTTGATCCCCCTAAAGGCCTTAATCAGCATATTTCTCATCAACAAGGCATCTTAACTTACACGAAAAATCACATCAAAATTTTTAATGAATTTGGAACTCGACCATGCATGAAAGAGATTCTAAAGTATTATGATAGTGGATACAGATTATTAAAAATAACTTTAGGATATGAATTAATCATTGAATTATTTAATTATTGTAATTTTCATAATTTTAATGCATGTCATTTATTTCGTGGTGCCAGCGGTGCAGCAATGCACACAACTGATCTAATAAATTTTGATGACTATAAATATCCTATAGAAGATTAAAGGCGCTTATTTAGCGCCTTGAATTGCGGTTTTAATTTTAGCTACGGATTGAGAAGTCCATCCTTTATAAGTTTTGGACTCTCGATCTGGCGGAAACTCCTCCAAATAATATTTTTTAAATGTATTTGGAGCCATACCGAGTTCTTTAGCGAGCTGTCTTAAAGAATACCAAGACATTTAAATCTCCTTACTTTCCGCTTTTGGATTAGCCCACCAAAGAACAGGACCATTTTCTGAATCAAATGCTGCAATTAAAAATAGACCTTGTTCGGGTGGTTGGGGCCTCCAATTGCACCAATCGCTAGTGTTATCTTCCGGGATCTCTTCAATATCCCAATAATCAAAGTTTTCGATTATTATGAAAACGCCAAGATTCTTTTGCAGTTGTGCCCATTGTTCTTTTGTATAAAACTCAGCATGCTCTCCAATAGTGTCATGCTGTTCAATATCAGGGTGAAACCAGCAGCTATTTAAATCATCTGGCAGTTCAATTGGTTGAATTTGATATATCATGCTGTCACCTCACCAAAAAACATTATTAAAAAAGTTAAAAACCATAAAATATTTGTTCCATAAGTACTTCTTTCATTGTTTTATTCCCTCAAAAGCTTGTTTACGAGCAGAAGCCTGATTGTTGAGTAAGGAGATATGAGCATCCTTAATTAGCTCATTGCTCTGCATGACACGTTGCTTGGCATGGAGGGCAGAGGTCGCTTCGATACGACCCCTTAGAGTGCCGTTGCCATGTAGTTTGGCAACATACCTAAAGATATAGGTACTTAAGCGCTCCAACCCTCCATGTCCTTTTTTGCCTTGCATGCCTTCACAATCTGGTTTTCAAAGCTGGTACCTTTGAAGCGTTTATAGATTGTGGCCAGATCTGCCTCATTTTGTGTGTTATGAATTGCATGTAATGCTTGCTGGAATTCAGCCGTAAGTTGTTGGGCTGCATTCGGAAGTTGTTGTTGAGGTTGAGCTGCTGCTTGCTGAGTCTTTTCTTCCTCTGGTAAGTCTTCACCCGCATAGATATATAAACCCAAACCGTGTACGGCAATGCCTTTGACTAAACAACGCATCATCGCTTTGTTGATATCAAAAGCATTCGGTTTAACAATGGCTTTATTCCGATGATCCATCACTGGCAAAAACATGTACATGGTTTTACCAAACACTGTGACATCGCAATGAACCATCATAGATCCATCTGGGAAAGTCATTGGATCACGAAAAGCCCAGTTTGCTTGTGGATCTATGCGCATCAGTTTGTCCACGGCCCAAGCCCAAGACAGATATGACATGTTGTTTTTCTTTTCGATATGTCCAGATATGCTAATCGCTGCTAACTGTTCAAAGTGGTTAGCATTTTGATTATTTAAAACTGCTGGATTAATTGCTGCATTCATTTTTATTATCCTTATCTTGAGCCAGTGAAGCCGCGCTTAGTTTTATAAGCTTTGCGTTCCATTGATGAGATGTGAGAGTTACCCAAATCGATAGCCAACTTCTTTTTGCGTTGAAAGCTGATCTCTTGAATTAATACTTCCCAAATTTTTGGATACTCAGATTGGAACTTGGCCACATCTAAAGGCGTCTTAACTGAGTCCTTGATCTTGTAAAGACCCGAGCCATTAGCATTTGATGCATAGACAGTCCAACCAATGCGAACAGAGTAGAGGCCAGTATTGTCACGGCCTAGATAAGACTTATAGCCGTCTGGATGCTTTTTGAAGTTAGCCATGATTAAGCCTCCACCAACTTATTACGTTCGATGAAGCCTTTTAGAATTGCATTGATATTGCGGTGATCGTTGTAATCAGTGAAATCGATGTATGACTTACCGTTTACATCTGTAATTTCATTAATAGTGAGCTGAGTTACATCAACTGCTGTAAATTCTGAACCCGGAACACCGTAGCTATCCGGATGAGTTTCAAAGTCAAAGCTAACGTTTACTCGGAAGCCATCAAGTTTGATAACCGCAATACCTGATGTTTTACCAATGATCTTTGCTGTTTGAACACCATAGATGCTAGGTTGAGTTTGTGGTGTGAAGTTATAAGCATTAGAAGTAAGGCTAGATTGAGCTGTCTTGTATTCACAAGAAGCTAAGCCAGCAATTAAAACAAGAGCTGTAACGCCTGTTACTTTGATATGGTTGAATGGAATTGCATTTACATTCATAATTGATCTCGCAAGTTGCAAAAGCACATCGAAAGGTCAGAGAGTCGGTGTGCTTTTTTGTTGTTTGTGATAAAATATTAGCATACTAATATTAGTAGTCAATAGCTAAGCTTAATAAATATTAGTTTACTTATTTTTTGTGAATGGAATAAATTAAACAAAGCCCACTTAAAGTGGGCAGAATTAGAATTAAAATATTTTTAAAAATGGCAAGATTTTATTATTAAAATTAAGTTCTGTTTAGAATCAAAAGAAATGAGAAAAGACTTAAATAAATCCAATACCAAATCTCTCTGATTAGTTCTCGGCCACCGTATGCACCAACTATTTCAAAGCACAGACCAGAAGCAAATAAGGCCATTAGAGCCAAAATGAATAACATTACTCCCCAATCGCTTAATCCATACAAACGTTCTGGCTTTTCACCTTCCTTTTTTCTTTTTATCCAGCTTTTAAGTGATCTGTAGTAAAAGTAAGATGCACCTATACCAAGAACTATCATGAAGAGAGAAGATGCTGGGCTGTTAGTTGATGGACTGCCAGTCACTCTATATCCACTATAAATCGCAGCATTTACTTGAAAATTAGTAACCAATAAAAATATAAAAATTCCAAAATATTTTAATAAAATCATATGAGTCTCGTTTTAATATTTAACCTCTCTATTGTGTCTAACAACTACACCAATAATAGATATTTCAATCTGCAGCGAGTTAAGTGTTGGAAAGTCTGGGTTTAATGGTACTAATTCAATGATATCAACACCAAACTCATTCACTCCAATCACTCTATATTTTTTAAAAGTTGTTCTAGCAACTCCATGCTGTATTTCTTGAGCAATTACGAGAGATCCAGGCTTAGGCTCTAAATAACCATCAACAACTATCTCATCACCAGGCATAAACTCTGGTGCCATGCTTAGACCTTCGACCTTTAAAGAAAATACACATTCTGGTCGTGCGCCTTCATAAGTTGTCCAAGTTGTACCCAGAGGATTTAGCCCATCGTAGCCAACCTCGTGGAATAACCCAGCTTGTACATAATCTAATAATGGAATAGCACATAAAGGATTGGCAGGTAGAGAAACATTACTTTCATGATGTTTATTCGAAAAATTAGTATTGCCAGATTCAATTCCGGTTTGAAGCCAATAAGAATCAACACCTAAATATTTAGCAATTGAAGGGAGGTGTGAAGAAGAAGAGACTAAACCATTTTCAAGCTGACTTAGAGCTGACTGGGTGATACCAACAGCCTCAACTACATCTTTTTGTGATTTACCAGCTTTTTTTCTAGCTTCTTTGAGTCTATTGCCAATCATAAAAAAATCCTTTGCTACTGATTAAAGAATATTAGAGAACTAATATTCAATCAAATTAGAATTCTTATTGACTGAATATTAGAATGCTAATATTATCTGTGTATTACTTATATTTGAGAGATGGCCATGGAAACCATTTACCAAAATCTTGTAGAGCATTTTGGTGGGCAAGTAGCCGCAGCAAAAGCTCTTGATGTTAGTCAATCAAACATTAGTGGGTACACATCAGGTCGTTGGAGTATGTCAGCAAAAGTTGCAATTAAAGCTGAAAAAGCTACCAACGGTGAATTTAAGGCAGTCGATTTGTGTCCTGCCCTAAAAGAACTTAAGAACTTATTCGCTTAGGAATAACCATGAGCAAATTATCAATTGATCTTTCTGCAAGCGCCAGAAATGACGTTTCACGAATAATGCATGGTCTTGATTCAGGCAATCAGAAAGAGATTGCGGAACAATTAAAAGTTGATCCAAGCACTATAACTCGCCTTAAAACAGTTGAGAAAAACAATGGCTTAAATGAAATTGAAATGTTTTGCGAGCTATTGAGTTTACTTGGATTGAAGGTGGTACCAAAAGATTATCAAAGTATTGATAAAGAAAGAGTTGCAGCACTTTTAGTCATGTCTAAAAGCTGGATGAATCGTATTGAAACGGTGGATGACTTATTCCATGACGAAATCAGTGGTCAAAAGGAAAAACTTGGATATTAAAAAAGCCTGATTTCGTGGATCAGGCTTAGTTAATTCAATTACTGGCTAGAGGAACTGAATATGCAAACTAATTTATCAAATCAAACTACTAAAGACAATCTGCAAGAACAGAAGAGGCAGCAAATCATTCAATCTTGGTATGAGCTAGCTCTAAAAACGTTAGACGATTTACTTGAAAAGCGTAGAAAGAATTTGAAAAACCAAAACCGCGAAGAAAAAAATGCAGCGGTAAAACGTGATGAGTTTATGCAAGCACTTTCAGATCAGCACAGAATGCCACTTTTCCATGCTGGTCAAATCATCTCAAGTTTATATCGGGCTAAAAGAATCCGTTACTTAGGTAGCACTTTCATTCAGTTGAATGAAGAGGGGGATAAATGAGCTTAGATGCAACAATTTGGGCTTTCAAAGCAGAAGTGAAAACCTCAAGTCAAAGACTCGTTTTATTGGCTTTGGCTGATAGAGCGGGAGAATCTCACAAGTGTTACCCCAGTATTAAGCGAATGGTGAAAGACACTGTCCTTAACCGTAAAACAGTGATCAAAGTATTAGATGAACTTGAAGCAATTTCATTAATTAGATTTACAGGTGAAATCACTGGAAATGGTGTGAAGGTTTACCAGTTAATTGGTGTGATGGGCCGTGAAGAAAATGATTTAACCAGTCCCAAAAATGGAACTAGTACCAATAACGGAACTAGTTCCAATTTCGGTACTGGTTCCAAAAACGGTACTAGTACCAATAATGGGACCGCAACCAGTCCCAAAAACGGGACCGAGACCAGTCCCAATATTGGGACACAGAACCTATCAGGGAATCTATCAATAGAATCTAAAAATAAAAAAACATGGTTGAGTTTAAAAAAACTTGGTGAAGAAATACTTTTGGCAACTGATCAGGAAACTTACGAGCAGATCAAAAACGCGACTTGGTTCGATCGAGAGTTACGTGCTTTTGAACTCTACAATGCCGAGAAGAATCTTTGTGATGAACTCATGAATTACCACTTTGCAGATTGGTTAATCAACGCATGTGGAAAATACCAAGCACGTGAACAATCTAAAAAACCAACTTCTGGAACACGGGTTCGATTCCCGCAGGGAGAATCAAACTCACTAAGTTCAAAACAGATTTACGCTTTTGCTCAAAAGCTTTCTGTACATCCAGAGTTTGCAAGTAAATACGCTGAAGGAAACGAGAGCTATGAACAACTTGCAACACGTATCGCAGTAAAACTCGCAGATCCTGAGCAACAACAGAAATTAATGCCATACCTCATTCAAGTTGGTTTCACTACAAAGGGGCCGCATGACATCAATGAGCCTTGCTGAATACCGTGAATTATTTCCTATTCAGAAAAATAAAAAGCGCCGTTCAGCAAAGCAAACACGGGAACCAAGTATAGGGGAGGTTTTGTTAGTAACTCATCTTAAAGCCTGCAAGATTGATTTTGAGCAGGAATATAAATTCCATCCAAAACGTAAGTGGCGGGCAGATTTTTTAATTACGGGAAAAAAGATATTGGTAGAGGTAGAAGGCGGGATCTGGAGCGGTGGACGTCATACAAGAGGCAAGGGCTACATAGGGGATATGGAGAAATACAACGAAGCGGCAATGATGGGTTTTACAGTTTTACGGTTCAGTACAGAGCAAGTGAAAGCAGGTGTGGCGATTAAACAAATTGAGCAATTGGTGGGGTGATTATGAATATGCCAGTACAACACATTTTACAAGCGGTCGATTGGTCTAAATATAGTTTTGAAGAGTGGTGTCGCCAGCTTGGAGCTTGGCTTAATGGTGATACTGAAACTATGGTCAAAATTGTTAAGACGATGCCAACTAAACGCATCACTCAAAAACAACGTGAAAAATTAATGGCTATGTACATGAGTGATGAAACTTTAAAAGATCGCTTGTGTACTCGTCGTAAGGGTACTTGCTGTCAGTTAAATGATAATGAAGCACGTGGTGTACATAGACTGTTTATAGATATGCAGTTAATTGAAGACCATATTTTACAAGAATGGATCTCAGCTATATGGTCACATCATGTAATGGGTAATTCATTAAGAGATATTGCTCAGAGTAATGACACCTCAGTTAATCAAATTAGACAAGATTTAAAATGTGGCCTAGCTTATATCAAAAGTCGTAATCCACACTTTGCATTTGAAACTTTTGAAAAAATCACTTGAGTGTGCGCACGGGGTATGGCATATTTGTGATAACTTGGCGAATTAATATTTTATTGCCAAACAAATAGCTCGCATTGCGGGCTTTTATTTTTTTAGAATTGTAGTTTTAATATGGAAGAAATAATTTCAGCGGCAGCTACTATTCAGGGCTCTAAAATTCAAGCAAATGCCGCATTAGTCGGGGCTTTATTAGGTTTCTTAGGTGTTATTTTTACTTTAATTGCTACGTGGTTAACTGTTTTACGATCTGGCAAAGTTTCTAGATTAGCCGAGTTAAGAAGACAGGTATATTTAGAGACAATTGAAGCTTACTCACAAATGCTCTCCGAATTTGCCACCTTTTCAAAAAATCCCTTACAACTCAAAGATAATTTGTTCTTAAAAGTTGAGAGATTTGGATCATCTTTAGATAAGACAATGTTTGTATGCGATACGAAAACAAAAGAAGCAATTGTAGAGTTTTATGAAGTATATATTCCTGAGTTAAAAAACTTTTCAAAAGAAGTTTTTCCTTTCATTGATGCATATAAAGAACTCATTGCAGAAGAAAAACGTCATCAGGATGTAATGAATCAGTTTGAAAAGTTTTATTCATTACTTGATGAATTAAAAATTGAAGATCCTAAAAGTGATAAATTTAAGAACATTTTTGAACTATTGGATCATAAAATTGAAAATTCAACTAAAGTAATTAAGAAGATAGAAGAAAAAGAAGATTTTTATAACGGTTTAGAGATCAAGGTGTCATTGATAGCTTCTAATTTTATTGAAAAGCTAAATGAAAAATCATCTGAAGTGATGTATTTATTGCGTGAAGAAATTGATATTAATAACAATAAAGAATTAGATAAAAAATTAAACGAAAGACTAAGAAAATTAAATTAGTAATTTAAAGGTTATTGTCGTGTTATAGTCCAGTCTGATTAAAAACTGGTAAGTTAAATGAATATCTGTGTTGGTGGTGAGCTTGACGGGCAGAAGATAGAAAAAGAAGGTCGATTACTTAAAGCCTCTGAAATTGATCCATCATTTGAAACCGAGTACTACAAGCAGATTTTTAACCGAGACAACATCAATTATCAATTCTGGTTGCCTGTAGGTTCTAACTTGCATGACATGTCAGAAAAAGTACTAATTATTCTTAGAGCACCTAAAAACTAGTTTTATCGTTTGCCGGACGTATTACGGCGCAAAAGAGCCCCGCTAAATATCGATTATTGGCGGGGGTTTTTTTTTTTAAATTAAACTTGAAATTCATTGTTTAAAGCTTATATAGATAATTCAAACAATTAATAAATAAGGTTTAAAATGTCTAAAAATGCAATTTCAGATTTAGCTAAAGTTTTAGTTAATAATGTTTATTCAAAAACACAAGATACAACAGCCTTGGGAGGCTCTTTAATTCCTAAAATCTTGTTAGAGTTGGTTGAAGCTGATAGAGAGTTAGGCGGGCGAGGTTATCCTTTGGAAATATCAACGGATAGTAATGGAATGGTTATTACTGCAGATGATACAAAAAAAACAGAATCTTTCTCTTGGGATCAAGTGCCTAAGGGGGATAACAAAAAAGAAGTACATGAATTTATCGAACGAATATTGAGAGATCATTTCTACGCATAAAAAAAGGCCGCATTAAGCGGCTTTTTTATTGGATTAAATTTATGAAAAATGAAATCGGCTTTCATGTTCCTGTTCGACCAATGCCTCCCGAATGGCTTTTTGAATTAAATACCCCAAATTTTGCACCAGCACCTGAAATGTGGGAATGGATTAAACAAGTTTTTCTAGATCCAAAATCAAAATTATTTAATCCTGACCATATACATTTACGTTCATTTCGATATCCCGATATTGCTGTGATGTGGGCTAGATCTGGTTTTAAAAAGCAAGGGCGTCAAGTTATTGGTACTACCGAAAAAGTCATGATCAATGCGGGTGGCTGGAAGAAAGAACGACAAGAAGAACAATTCATCCAGTGGTTCAATTATTTACCTGAATACCTAATTACTTTTGATGCTTCATATTCACGCATAGCTAGTGATGTGAATTTTTGTGCTTTGGTTGAACACGAGCTTTATCACATTGCACATAAGAAGGACCAATACGGAACACCAGCTTATAACAGAGAAACTGGTATGCCTAAGTTAGCTATTCAAGGTCACGATGTTGAAGAATTTACAGGCGTTGTCCGTCGATATGGAGCTAGTGAGGATGTTATGCGGATGGTTGAAGCAGCTAATAAAAGACCGCAGCTGTCACGGGCAGATGTTCATTACGCTTGTGGCACTTGTAACTTGAAGGTGGTTTAAATTTTTTTTGCCACTCTACTTGGACGTACTTGGACGGATAGAGATAAATGGCAAGGCTAAATAAACGGGTGAAACTCTATATAGTACGGTCACTTGCTACCTATGAGACACCTAGTGAAACAGCAAGGGGCGTCCAAGAAGAATTTGGTATTACCGTGACTAAACAGCAGTGTGAAGCATACGACCCAACAAAGAAAACAGGGCAGGACTTAAGCGAAGAATTTAAAACTGAGTTCTACAAAGTCCGCAAGGAAATGAACGACAACCTTAGCGCAATTCCAATCGCTAACATTGCCTACCGCCTCAAGCGCCTACAACGCTTTATCGATCATGAACAATTCAAAGATAACCCCGTATTAGTGCCGAGCTTAATGGAGCAGGCAGCTAAAGAGGTCGGGGGGCTTTATACCAATCGCAAAGAAATAACTGGGGCAGGCGGTGGACCAGTTAAAACGGAAAATACTGAGAAGCCGTTAGCACCAGTATATACACCTGAAGAATTAGACAAACTCAGCCCACAAGAGTTATCCCGTTTGGCAATTAATGGAAAGCTATGACATACGCACTTGATGAAATAGCCCCTTTAATTAAAGAGTGGACTATTAACGTACGATTGCCTGATGTTGTCTCTGAGATGACACGGCGTTATTACTACAAGGCTGTGATTGAACAGAACGAAAAGAGCAAACAAGCTGAATTAGAAAAGTGTAGAAATGATCCTATCCACTGGTTTAATCATTGGATCTGGACATACGATCCGCGTGGTATGTCATTTGGTTTACCTGCCAATATTCCTTTTGTTTTGCGTCCTAAGCAGGTTGAGCTTGTTCAATGGTTGCTTGAGCGTGAAAACACTCAGACCCATGGACTAATTGAAAAATCCCGTGATGAAGGGATGAGCTACGTTGTGCTTGGGTTTTATCTGCATCGATGGTTATTTGTTGAAGGGTTTGCAGGTGGAGTTGGTAGCCGTAAGGAAGAGTTAGTAGATAAGAAGGGCGACCCTAAAACACTATTACACAAATTCCGCGATATGTTCAGCAAAATGCCTGACTGGATGAAACCAAAGGGTTTTGTCGAGAAAGTGCATGATAACTACATGCGAATCATTAACCCGGATAACGGCGCAACCATTACTGGTGAAGCTGGTGACAATATTGGCCGTGGTGGACGTACCACGATGTACTTTTTGGACGAATGGGCATTCGTTGAACGTCAAGAAGCTGTAGATGCTGCTATCTCGCAAAATACAAACGTTCATATCAAAGGTTCTACTCCTAACGGTATTGGTGATCGATTCCACCAAGATCGTTTTAGCGGTCGTTACGCCGTTTTTACAATGCCTTGGCGAGCTAACCCAGATAAGAACTGGACCGTTACATATAACGGCAAAGAGATTCATCCGTGGTATGAAAAGCAGCTTGCCACGCTTGACGATGTTGTACTTGCTCAAGAGGTCGATATTAACTATGCAGCGTCAGTGGAAGGTGTATTGATTCCTTCAGCTTGGGTTCAATCAGCAATAGATGCACATACAAAGCTGAAGATAGAGCCTACAGGTGATCGTATAGCTGGTTTAGACGTTGCTGATGAGGGCCGTGATAAGAACTCTTTAGCTGGGCGACATGGCATAGTTCTGGACTACATACAGTCATGGTCTGGTAAAGGAGATGATATTTTCTATACCACTCAAAAGAGCATGGATATTTGCATAGAACGTAAATACCTCACAATGTTCTATGACGCAGATGGCCTAGGCGCTGGCGTGCGAGGAGATGCAAGGGTTATCAATGAGCAGCAACGAGAAAAGGGCTGGGATGAAGTAACAGTTGAGCCTTTCCGTGGATCCGGTGCGGTTAATGATCCAGAGGGTGAAATGGTAGAGAAGCGACTTAATAAAGACTTCTTTGCAAATTTGAAAGCTCAGTCTTGGTGGTGGTTGCGTCTCCTTTTCCAAAACACCTACCGCGCTTTAAATGGTATGGAATATGACCCCGATATGCTTATTTCCATTTCTAGTGAGATAGAAGAAAAAGAGCGTACCAAGCTCCTTATGGAACTATCGCAACCCACTTATACAAAAAATGCCGTTGGCAAAATCCTTGTAAATAAACAACCAGATGGAACTATGTCACCTAACAGTGCCGATTCCGTCATGATTTGTTTTAACCCTACTAATTCCGATATCAACATCTGGAATAAGCTGTAAAGAGTCTATCTATGGGATTATTAAAATATACTGCTGATAGTTTTCAAAACTTTGCGGCACGCCTAGGCTTGGGCGCAGGAAGCCAACATGACCAGTCAACTTACGGTTTCGATTTTTTAAGTCGAGACCGGGTAAAGCTGGAAGCAATGTATCGATCGTCTTGGGTGGTTGGTCAGGTTGTTGATGTAGTCGCTGAGGATATGACCCGTGAGGGTGTAAATATTCGAGGTTTAGAAGATCCAAGCGATGCGATAAAGATCAATTCTGTAATGGATCAGCTAGAAATTTGGGACAGATTGAGCGATACGATCAAATGGGGCCGTTTATATGGCGGTGCTATTGCTGTGATGTTGATTGATGGTCAAAACGTTGGTACGCCGTTAAATATCGACACTATCGGCAAAGATCAATTTAAAGGTTTGTTAGTTCTGGATCGATGGCTTGTTACACCAACTCTTACAGATCTTGTCACTGATTTTGGCGTTGATTTTGGCAAGCCTAAATACTATGACGTGGTTGCTGATTCCTTTGGCTTAAGTGGTATGCGTATTCACCATAGCCGTGTTATCCGTCTCGATGGTGTGAACTTACCTTATTGGCAACGAATTGCTGAGAACTTGTGGGGCATTTCAGTAATTGAGCGCTTGTTTGATCGTCTTACTGCTTTTGATAGTACCTCTATGGGTGTGGCTCAATTGGTCTATAAGGCCCATTTAAGGACCTATAAAGTAAAAGGGCTTAGATCAATCATTGCAGCTGGCGGTAAAGCATTTGAAGCACTTGTAAAACAGATTGAGCATATTCGCTTATGGCAATCCAATGAAGGTATGACCCTCATGGATGCAGAAGATGAATTTGAGACACATCAATATTCTTTCTCAGGATTAGATGCTGTTTTACTTCAATTTGGGCAGCAGCTCTCAGGTGCCTCTCAGATCCCGTTAGTCCGCTTATTTGGTCAATCACCAGCTGGCTTAAATGCTACTGGTGAATCAGACCTTTCCAATTATTACGACAACATCAACCAGCAGCAAGAGCGCCGTTTGCGCACACCACTCCACAAGCTAATCAGAATTATTTCCTTATCCACTTTAGGTAAGGATGTGCCTGAGGGGTTTGAATTTGATTTTAAATCTCTATGGCAAATTGATGATGCGGCTAAAGCTGAAATTGCTGACAAGGTTACTAGCGCGGTCTGTAAAGCTGAGGAACAAGGCTTGATTTCCCGTCAAACTGCAATGAAGGAACTCCGCCAGAGCAGTGAAACAACTGGTATTTATTCCAATATCAGTGATGAGGAAATTAAAGACGCAAAGGATGATCCACCCCGACCAAGTGAGTTAGATGATGGAGAGATTACGCCACACACCGAACCGAGCGAGAAAGGTGGAGATCCGCTACGGGAGCCAGTTACGGAAGATAGCTAGCTATATCGACACTCTTGTTAAGGGCTTCGATGTAGATGACCCAACTGTTTATCCTTCAATAGTTACTGCATTACGCCGTTATGCTGAAACATTAGACCTTTGGGCTCACAATGCGGCTGGTAACATTCTTATGGATGTGGCACTGCGTGATGAGAAAACTTGGCTTATATACGCTCAAGACTTATCAAAAGGTGTTAAGGACCAGATCCGCAATACTGATATAGGTGCTACATATCAACAACTATTGGCCCAACAGGTAAGGCTCATTAAATCCTTGCCATTAGAAGCAGCACAGCGTGTACATGATCTTTCTACACGTGCTTTGATAGAAGGTGGCCGAGCAAGTGAAATATCAAGCTTAATTATGGCTACAGGCCGAGTAACTAAGGCGCGTGCAAACACCATTGCGAGAACTGAAGTATCTCGTGCCGCTTCGGTTTTTACACAAGCACGTGCTGAGGCTTTGGGAAGTGAGGGGTATATTTGGCGAACTTCTGAAGACAGTGACGTGAGACAAAGCCATAGAGAGATGAATGGAAAATTTGTCTCATGGGATAAGCCTCCAACTTTAGATCGACTCACTGGACATGCTGGATGTTTACCTAATTGCCGGTGTTATCCAGAACCAGTGATACCAGAATTTTGAACCACCTAAGGGTGGTTTTTTTATGCCTGCAAAAAAGGTGAACCATGTTTAAAAGCAAAAAAGTTAAGGGCAAAAAAACAGTAGATCGGTCCAACATTTATACATCAGGGCAAATTGGCCGTACCCGTGAAATTACGCCTGAAGGGTACTTGCTTTGCCGTGATGTTCGCTTAGCCCGTACTGGTATTTTGATTTATGGCGATGGAGAGGTGCCAGTCAAAGCAGACAATACAGGCTTAATTCAAATTTATCGTGGAGAAGAAGTTCTATTTTCTCCAACTACAATTTCCAGTGGTGAAGGTAAACCAGTCACAAATGATCATCCAGATGATTGGGTATCACCTGAAAACTGGAAAATTTTTTCTGGAGGTTCTGGCCACAACATCCATCGAGGTGAAGGAGAAGATGCTGAGTATTTGATGGGTGACTTATTGGTTATGGATAAGGAAGCAATTGATGCTGTCATGGCTGGAAAAGTAGAAATTTCCCTAGGTTACGATGCTGAATATACAGAGGTCAGCCCGGGCAAAGGGGTTCAGAGCAATATTGTGATTAATCATATTGCATTAGTTGATAAAGGGCGATGCGGTTCTCGCTGCTCGATTGGAGATAGTTTTATGACGACCAAGGTCAAAAAGAAAAAACTCAGTTTTGCTGACCGTATCCGTAATTTGGTGAAAACTGGTGATGCAGACGAAGCTGAAAAAATAGCTAAAGCTGTAGAAGATGAAGAGCTTGAAATCCCTACAGAGGATGAAGAGACTGGCGAAGTGGATGAAGGTAAAACTAGCGACGCCCTCAGTCTTCAAATTCTAAAAAAGCTAAACACTATGGATGCTCGTTTAGATAAATTGGAAAAGAAAAAAACCAAAGATTCCGAAAAGGAAGAAACTGAAGACGAAGAAGAGGGCGAAGACGGGAAAGAAACCAAAGACGATATTTTGGAAGCTGAAGAAGCTGCAAAGTTATCTGAAAATGGTGTTCAGTCTTACACTGGGGATTCCCTTCAAGAAATTCGCTCCAGAGCTGAAATCCTTGTGCCGGGTATTAGCTTACCGACCATGGATGCCAAAACAGCAGACGTTGGCAAAGTTGCTTTAGGTGTTAAACGTACGGCGCTAAAACAAGCGTATCAGGACCCTAAAGTAAAGCAGACAATTGATTTATTCACTAGTGGAAAATCTGATTTTGATGCTATGCCACAAGCAACAATTGACGCGGCTTTTACTGGAGCTGCTGAGTTAATCAAATCACAAAACAATGCCAAGGGATTCCGTTCAGGTGTTTCAACTAAAGACTTTGGCCGTCAACCATTAACAATCGACCAGATCAATGAGCGTAACCGCGCTTACTGGAACAAAAAATAAGGATTAATTAATTATGGGTAATGCTTATCTATATCGTATGCCATCAGGCATTCCGGGTGATGTGTCTCGTAAATCGCACTCAACTATTGAGTCACACCCTATTGGCTCTCAATTTGCTGCATTTGGTTTGTTCGGGAAGATTGACCCAGCTACAAGTAAATTTGTGGCTTTAGAGGCTGCTGATACCGTAGCTAAAATTTACGGTCTTTTGGTGCGTGCTTATCCAACACAGTCAGCACAGAATGAGCTGGGCAAAGCGGTACCTTTAGCTACTGGTATTACTGATGTTCTGCGCCGTGGTTATATGACGGTTAAATGTAATGCTGGAACAGCTGCTAAAGGCGGCACTGTCTACGTGCGTATCGGAGCTGGTACAGAAGCTAAGCCAGTTGGCGGTATTGAGGCTGTGGCTGATGGGGCAAATTCAATTGCATTACCAAGTGCAATATTTATGCATGCTGCAGATGCTCAAGGCAATGTAGAAATTTCATACAACATCTAAAAATTTAAATTAAGACACGGCTCGCTATAGGCGGGGTTTTTTTGTCTGGAGAAAACACGATATGAGTAAATTACTCTTAGCTACAAACATGGCAGCAGCTGTAGCGTTGGGAACAACAGCAATGCCGGTACGTGCGCGGACGCGTGACCAGATGATGACATTTGATGCACGTACTGTTGATAGTACTGGCTCATTCTTAGTTGGGGAATTGGAGCGTTTAGACCAAACGATTCATGATCCATTGGCTGATGTTACATGGTCACGCGATATTGATTTGCGCTCAGACGTATCTATTGCGGATGAAACATCATCATTTACTAATAGTGCCTTTGCTGCTGCTGGCGGGCCTTCTCCGGGTGGTAAAGCTTGGGTAGGTAAAGATGCGGATGCAATTCAAGGGATTGCATTGGATATTGGTAAAACCGCACAGCCTTTAACACTTTGGGCTATGCAAATTGGCTGGACAATTCCAGAACTGGAGTCAGCCATCAAAGTAGGCCGACCAGTTGATACTCAAAAATATTCAGGTCTACTGTTAAAACACAATATGGATGTTGATGAGCAGGTCTATATCGGTGACAGCATGCTTGGTGTTGAGGGCCTGCTTAACTCGTCAAAAGTAGGAGCTACTAACGTTGGCACCTCATGGGCAACAGCTACCGTTCAAGAAATTCTTGATGATGTAAACCTTATCCTGAATAACGCATGGATCGCATCGGCATTTGCAGTGGTGCCTGACAAGTTGCTATTGCCTCCAGTTCAGTTTGGCTACCTTGTTTCACGAGTGGTTTCTGATGCAGGTAATATCTCAATCCTTGAGTACTTGAAGCTTAATTCACTATGTAACGCCAAAAATGGCCGTCCTTTAGATATTCAACCTTCTAAATGGTGTGTTGGTCGTGGAGCTGGTGGTACAGACCGTATGCTTGCTTATACACAAGCACAGCATCGTGTTCGCTTCCCAATGGTGCCTTTACAGCGCACTCCAATTGAATATCGCGATTTACGTCAATTGACTACCTATTTTGGTCGTCTTGGTGTTGTTGAGTGGGTTTACCCTGAAACAGCGTATTACGGTGATGGGCTATAAGGATCTAGACAATGAGTAAAAAAGTACAAATTCTGCTTTCAAAACAATTGACCGTGAATCTAGGTAAAGATGAAAACGGTAATCCACGCACTTTAAAGCTAGAAGCTGGTTTGCAAGAGGTTGATCCAGAAATTGCTGATCATTGGTTTGTAAAAGCCCACGCTCAGGAAATTCCTTCAAATGCGGCATACACCAATGAGCTTGAAGGCTTGATCAAGGAAAGGGATGACGAAATTGCAGCAATGCAAATCCAACTTGATAAAGCCACAGAGCAAATTGATAAACATGCTGGTGAGATCAAGGAAAAGGATAAGGAGATTAATGATCTTAAAGTCCTTTTGGCTAAAGCTCAGCAAGAACAGTCTTCACCTGACGAAAAAGCTAAAGAACTAGCAGCAAAGGCTAAGTAACCATGTTAGATGAATCAACCTTTCGGCAGAACATGCCGGAGTTTGCGGATACTGCGCGGTATCCGTCTAGCCAGTTCAACTTTTATTTGAACTTGGGTAAAAAGCTCTTGCCTGAAGATCGTTGGGTTGATTTCTACGATGAAGGCTTGAGTTTTTTTATTGCTCACTATTTGGCTTTATTTGCCCGTAACGCTGCATTAGCTACGGTTGGTGCTGCTGGTAAGGTTGTAGGAAATGAAACGGCCAAGGCGGTTGATGGTGTTTCTAAATCAATGGATGTTTCAGGGATTCTTTATCCTGATGCAGGATATTGGAACCAGACAAGCTACGGCATTCAGTTCTTTATGTTGATCCAGATAGTTGGCGCTGGAGGGTTTCAGCTTTGAGTGTAAAAGTTACAGGGGAAGGATTAGCAGGCATATTTGAGGCTATTCAGGTTCTAACCCAACATGAAGTGTTAATCGGTATTCCACACGGTGAAACTAGATCTGATGCAGATATGACTAATGCACAGCTTGGGTATTTACATGAAAGTGGATCACCAGCAATGAATTTGCCTGCCCGTCCTTTTCTTGTACCGGGTGTAGAGGCAGTAAACGATCTAACGGCAAAGCAATTAACCAAAGCTGCTGATGAGGGCTTGAAAGGTAATTTGGCTGGAGTTAATAGATTCTTACACATAGCGGGCATGACTGCCCAAAACAGTGTTCGGCGCTATATAACGACTGCGGCTTTCACCCCTTTGTCTCAAGCTACCATTAATGCACGTCTCCGGGCTGGTAAAACCAGAACAAAACCATTGATTGATACTGGTCAATTACGTAATTCAATTACTTACGTAATCCGAAAAAAGGGGGAATAGATGCCATTTCTAGATGTATCGGATGTGCTGCAGGATCCTGATTTTATGTCCAGTGGTCTGATTTGTAAGCGAACAGCTGTAATTGTTGGTAGCAATGGTCGTGCTCAAACAACTATCACCAATCACACCTTTAATGCTGTGGTAACAACCAATAATGGTTTTCAGTTAGATCGAAAGCCAGACGGTACCATTATTAAGGGTGCAATCAATATTCATACTCAATTTGTACTTATTCCGGGTGATCAAGATCATCAAGCGGATGAGATTACATGGCAAGGTAAAAACTATATTGTTCATCAAGTTTTATCTAATACGCAGTATGGGAACGGCTTTATTAAAGCTATCTGTATCCTGAAACCAGTCACAGGCTAAATCATGAATACATCCGCAACAGGTGGTTATTTATCACCTGATGGTGGAACTGTGCCTAATGACCAGACTTTAGAAGATATTTTGCAAGAGTTTATCCATTCGATTACGGGTATCGCTGGTGAATATGTTCGCCCTCGCTTTCAAATCATCCCGCCCTCTATACCAGAGGTCGGTACTGATTGGGTAACGTTCGGAGTTCAAAACCAACTGTCTGACGATGGGCCTTACTTCTCCCAAAATCAGGAAAATCTTAAATCTGTCCGTCACGAAGATTTTGAGGTTTTCCTTTCTTTTTATGGGAACAACGGCCAGCACTTTGCAAAGTTATTTATCGATGGTTGTGCCATTCCACAAAATATATCGCAGCTTAAAGAGCATCAAATCAAATATATCGGAATTGGGCGGGTTACTACTGCGCCTGATCTTATCAATGAACAGTATGTCCACCGTTTTGATGTTGTCGCAAATTTTAGACGCAAGACAGCTAGGACATATCCAATTCTTCCTCTTTTAGACACCTCTGGGATTAATACCCAGACTTAGGAGTAACCATGACATTGTCCACCTCTGATGTTGTTAATGTCTCCATTAGTTTGGCGGCGTTAGCAGCGGGGCCGCGTAGCTTTGGCTCTTTGCTTGTATTGGGGGCTACCGATGGTGTAGTAGATCCAGTTGAGCGTTTACGTGAATATTCAGATCCAACGCCAGTAGCATTAGATTTTGGAACTGATGCACCAGAATACAAAGCGGCACAAAAGTACTTTGGGCAAGTGCCTAAACCTCGAGTTTTATATATTGGCCGTTGGGTTAAGGCTGCAAGTTCGGCCGTTTTAAAAGGTGCTGTTCTATCCTCAGCCCAGCGAGATATTGCAAACTTCACAGCTATTTCTGATGGTTCGATGAAAATCACCATTGATAGTGTTGAAAAAATTGTCACTGCATTGAATCTATCAGCTGTGACCAATTTAAATGGTGTAGCTTCGGCATTAACCGCAAAGCTCGGAACCGCTTCAGTAACTTGGAACGATGTATACAATCGCTTTGAAATAACATCATTAACCACTGGTACCACATCAACGATTTCTTACGCTATTGCCAATGCAACTGGCACAGATGTTTCGTCATTGATGGGCTTAACAGTTGGTCATGCATCGGTACCAGTGAATGGTTATGCTGCAGAACCTTTAATGGATGCGATTACCCATTTAGCTGACAAATCCCTTAAATGGTATGGATTAGATATCGCTGAGCCAATCTCGGACGCTGATGTTGAGGAAGTAGGAGATTTTATTCTTGCTGCAAATCCACCACGTATTTATGGCCAGACAATTACAAACGCATTAGCTTTGGATGGTACCAGCACAACTGATCTGGCTTATAAGCTCAGCAAAGCCAACAATGGCCGAGTATTCACAATCTTTTCTGGTGATACCCCACATGCAGCCGCTTCGGTATTTGGACGAGCATTTAGCGTCAACTTTAATGGCACAAATACAACCATTACATTGAAGTTTAAGCAGCTACCGGGTGTAGAAGCTGAAGACTTGCAAGTCTCACAAGCGAAAGCGCTTAAAGATAAAAACTGTAATGTCTTTGCTGGATACAACAATGACACGGCCATTTTACAAGAAGGCGTTATGTGTGATGGCTCATTCATTGATGAGCGTCATGGTCTTGATTGGTTGCAAAACCATTTAGAAACAGCACTGTGGAATCTTTTTTACACCACACCAACCAAAGTTCCACAGCTAGAAAGTGGCGTAAATCGTCAATGTACGGTGCTTGAGCGAGCATTAGAGCAAGCAGTAACGAACGGGCTTATTGGCCCCGGTCAATGGAATGGTGATTCTTTTGGGGCCTTAGAAACTGGTGACTATCTTCCAAAAGGATATTACGTCTTTGCCAATAGTTTAGATGATCAAGCTCAATCTGAACGTGAGGCGCGTAAATCCCCAGTATTCCAAATCGCAATCAAATTGGCTGGGGCAACACATTTCTCTGATGTGCTTGTGTCTGTTAATCGATAATAAGGACAAGAAAATATGTCTACATATTCATTTATGGATACTCAGTGCACTCTCGCCAGTGATGATGGGGTAATTGACCTAGGTTACGGTGCGGGCGTTGCAGATGAAGGTATTACCATCGCGATGGCTGGCGATGCTAACACCATGACTATTGGCGCTGATGGTGAAGGGATGCATTCATTAAGTGCCAATAAGTCTGGCACTGTGACTGTACGATTATTAAAAACATCGCCAGTTAATGCCAAGCTCTCCAATCTTTACCACATTCAACGCTCAAGCACGAAAAAGTGGGGTAAGAACACTATCACACTGAACCATACCGGATCTGGTGACAATGCGACCGCCACGAAATGTGCTTTTAAGAAACATGCTGATCTAGCTTATAAGACAGTCGGAGACTTTAACGAGTGGGCTTTTGATGCAATTAAGATCGATCAAAAGTTAGGAGCTTATGACTAATGCAAATTGGTAATCATAATTACGAAATTGGCCGCTTAGATGCTTTTGATCAATTTCACGTATCCCGAAAAATTGCACCTATTGTTCCTACGATTGTTCCCTTCATGACTGAGATCCTGAAAAGTAATGTAATGGATCTCTTAGATAAGTTTGGGGATGATCCCGATAACCCAGATCTAAGCGCTTTAGAAGATTTTGATCTAAATAGTTTTGGTGAGGCGATTCAGCCTTTTATTGATGCATTTGCGAAGATGCCCGAAGAAGATGCTAACTACATTATGAAAAAGTGCTTATCTGTCGTTACACGCGACGGTGCACGATTAGTAGTTAAAGATGCTTTGATGTTCGATAACTTAGGTATCGAGCACATCCTCCCGCTAACAATTGCAGTGATTCGTATTAACTTGGGAAATTTTATTCAAGGGTTGCTTACTCAGGCATTGAGCAAGAAACAACCCACATAAAATTTATGCATTTACCAGACCACGAAGATTGGCTTTTACGGCCGGTGATTCGTGGTCTTTGTCGTTTTGAGTCTTTAAAAGATGGAACTGTAGATCTAGCTGATATTGCATTGATGAACGATGCATTAGATGTGCAGGCAGATAACCAGCTTTTACTTGAAAGATTTAACGATCAAAAGAAAGGTTGAGATAAACATGAGCGATACAGTTATTCGTGATTTCTTAGTGTCCTTGGGTTTTTCTACGGATAACGAAGGCGCTAGAAAAATGGGCGATGCCCTCAAAGGGGTGGAGCTAAAAGCTACATTACTACATAAAACACTTTTGCTTTTGGCAACAGGTGCAGTTGTGGCAGTAGCAAAGACAGCAAGCGAACTCGATAAGCTGTATTACTCATCTCAACGTATTGGCGCATCTGCTTCAAATATTAGAGCCTACGGTGATGCAATCTCACAAATGGGTGGTAATGCTCAAAATGCATTACAGTCGCTTGAGAACGTAGCACAGAAAATGCGTAATTCACCCGGTTATGAAGGCATGCTTACAGGCATGGGAGTTGCTACCCGTGATGGTAATGGCCAGTTACGTGACCGTGTGGAAGTAATGAAAGACCTTTCAAAGACTATGAAAGGCATGGATTATTACCAAGCAAACGCTTACGCCAGTTCACTAGGTATTGATGAAAATACTCTTATGGCCATGCGTGATGATAAGTTCATCAGCAATATGGAGAAATACCAGAAATTACGGCAGGACGTTGGTTTAACTGATGAGCTAACTAAATCTGGTACAGAGTTCATGTTTCAGTTCCGTGATATTACGATGACAACTAAGGCAATCACTGAAGTTGTTGTAATGACCGCAGGGCAGGCACTTATACCCATCCTCAAGATGATTAATAACTTCTTGCGAAGTGCTATTGCTTGGTTCGCTGAACTAGATCCACGGTTTAAAGCAATTCTGGCCACTGGTTTAAAGTTTGCTTTGCTCGCAGTGATCTTTGGCGGTTTTATTGGAACGATTGCTAAATTGGCCTCAGTATTGCCAATGTTGAAAGGGCTACTTTTCCTGATCAAGTCGTTACGTTTAGCTTTCTTGGCTTCACCTATCGGTATTGTATTAGCACTTGCCGCTGCTATTGCTGCATTGTGGGATGACTACCAAACTTGGAAAAATGGTGGTGAAAGTCTTATCGATTGGTCTAAATGGGAGGGTGGCATTGAAACGGCAATTGCACGTATTAAAGAATTAGCCGAGTTAATCAAAAACTTAAAAGATAGAACTGTAGAGTTTGTTATAAAGGCAATTGATGATCCAGCAGGAACCGCAAAAGAAACTGTTGCAGCAGTAACTGAAGCTGCTAAAACTGGTGCAGCTGCTGTAGTCAACGCTACAAAAAACACAGTGAGTAATATTAAAAATACTGTGAATAGCACTAAAACAGGAAGAACACTTCAACTTTCTCAACAAGATATCGATGACCTAATTAAAGTAACTTCAACTGAAGTGGTTGCTTCTCTCAAAGGTGAGGCATTTACCAAACAAACACATGGTGTAGTAGATACAATTCTAAACCGTGTGGCATCAGGTAAGTGGGGTGAATCAGTTCGAGATGTTGCAAATGCACGAAGGCAGTTTACTAAGATTACAGGGCCAAAATCCTACAAAACTAAGTCTGGTAAGGTTATTAAGTTAAATCCGTATGGCTCAGTGCAAAACATGCCTTTAAAAGATGTAAATCCTAAGGTCCGTGCGGAAGTACTAAGTTATCTTGAGAGAAGGGCGAATGGTCAAGAATCCAGTGTAGGTGAACATTTGAATTATGCTAATCCCTATGTTTCAGATAAGAAAAATAGGGATGCATGGGTTGATGCATTTTATGAAAAATCCAAAAAAGATGGTTTGGTGTTTGGGTCTGGAAAAAATGTACATGGCCATGGGACGACTAAGGATTTGATTAAATACAAGCCAAAGCCTTTTTCTATTGCTATCTTAGGCGGGAGCAGTTCGAATATTAATGATCTAAATAATTTCAATATTCGAAATACATCGGCACTTGATAATAATCCTCATAAAGATCAAGTTAATGCTGTAAACTCTAAAACTTCAAACGTTACAATTTATCAAAGCCATAAAACCCAGATGACTATTAATGGCGCCAATAATCCATATGAAACAGCTAATATGGTGAAACGACATAATGAAAATACAATGGTTCAAATGGCTAGAAATGCTAAGAGTATTGTGTCTTAAAAAGAGGGTATATGAAGTATTTACTTTTAATGTCTTGTTTATTGCTGCCAATTTCTTCGATGGCAGCACCATCACCTTATGCTGAAAATACATTTGGTCGAATGCCTCATAAAGATATTATGAGACTAAATAAAGATGCTTGTGAAGTTGAAGGGAATGCAACAGGAGATACAGCCAGTATTGAAGAATGTATTGATTATCAAGAAAAAGCATTCGATAAACTTGTTGAGATATACAATAGACATGACATAACTGCACCTTCATGGGGATTATGTATTGGTCAATCACATATTCATCCATCATTTAATTACGTGATTATGCTTGGTTGTATGAAAGTGGTTAAAGACATTTGTAAGGAGACAAAAGACGGTAAATGGGAAAATCCAAATCTATGTATGAAAAGTATAGAATCTGGAGCATGGATTAATAATCCAAAAGTATATCAACCATACAATCCTCAATAAAAATTTTGAAAGCATAAATTTAATAAGAAACGGATTATTTTCCATGAAAACTATTACTTGTTTACTTAGTTCTCTTCTCATTTCTGCCTCAGCACTTGCACATGAAAATCCTGACCGTATAGGGAAGTGTTTTGTAGTGGATGGGAAGAATATTACTAAAGGATGTATTATTTCATCTGGTGGCGGTGCGGGTGGGATGTATACGCTTCTTACAATTGGTGAGAAAGAATACTTAATTGAAGAGTCAACCATGAATCCTGATAGTGAAGATAGATCTATCTCCATGGGGGGTGACTCAGATGAGCTATTGGAAGCTAAAGAGTACTACCGTGATAAGAAGACTAAGAAAGAGCTCAAGGAATATAAAGAAGGAGCTTGGCTTTGTTATAAGCAAGTGAGTGGCAAGATGGATGCTTGCTATAGGTCTAGATGAATTTTTTTTAAAAAAACTTAACTAAATGAAAAAAATATGAAAATTATTTAATTAGATCTGAAGATTAAAGAAAACCATATACCGCAAATCAACAATACTTTATAATAATTAAAATTATTATTTTTAGGGAGGGGTTATGAGTGCAGTTAAAAAAGACTTAAATAAAACTTATAAGCTCAAAGACTCTACTGAATCAACTGGGCCTCGATATCGCACCCTTAGGCAAGCTAGTAAAAAAACGAGATTCGATGCGCGTGCTAGAGCCGATTTTTCTTATTCTATCGCAGGGACTACAGTAAATCATCGTGTCGGCGTAAGTCAAATTATTAGAATTCGGCTTTTTAAAATTGCTGAAGCTTTAATATCACCCTTAAAACTTTCTGAAGTTAAAATTACTCAAGTTAAGTCTGACAGTTCAGAATCTTTCTTTTTATATAGTTCAACATTTTCAATAGAAACTGCATTAGATTTAAATGAAAAAATGAATGATGAGCTAATTAAATTATTAGATACTTTTGAGTTTGAAGAACTTTTAAAGTGTTCAGTGATTTTTACGGCAGAGAACTTAGAACGAAAATAAGGTTATATTAATAAGGTTATATTGTGGATAGTATTGAGTTTTTAGACTTTTGCAAAAAAATTAAAGCAATTCAACCAATTGGGGAAGTTGAATATAGACAAATTGTTGGCCGTAGTTATTATTGTGCTTATCACAAAGTAAAAGATAAGGCTTTATCTTTGGGTATGCCTGTCGATGCTTATCAAGGTGGGACACATATTACTCTTACTAAAACTCTTGAAAGTTTCAAACCGGCCTCACCAAAGTTAAAAGGGATAGCATTTAGACTGAGAGACTTTCATAAAAGACGAATTCTTGCCGATTATCATTTAGATATGTGTATTTCGGAAGTTATGGCAGAAGAAGCCTTGCGAAGTTGTGAAAAAATACTTGAAGAATTAAGTTATTTTAAATAAATCCTTTAAAGATAGTTTTTATTAGAGAAAATACTTATTAACCCTGCAATTGCAGGGTTTTTTAACGCCCGGAGAAAAGCATGGCTATCACTGAAACAGTTGGCTCCCTCTTACTTGGTGGTCATCGTTCAATAATGGGTTTATTTGCTGATGTGGTGATTGAAGAAAATCATTCTGATGAACTTGTTATTACTGAGCATCCTGTGGAAAAGGGTTCACCGATTTCTGACCACTGCTATAAAGCACCGCCCGAGGTAACAATGAAAATCGGATGGTCCGAAAGTGCTGGCAGAATGAATGGACTTATAGGTAATACGTTTATCGGTTCTGATTTGTCTCTACTAGGGATCTACCAAGGATTACAGGCTTTACAAGGTCAGCGTCTCGTTATCTCTACGGGGAAACGGCTTTATACGGATATGCTCATTAAGTCTTTAAAAAACGTCACAGAGGAGACTTCCGAAAATGCATTAATGATCGATATTGTTTTTAAGAAAGTTTTTATTTCTACCACTAAAGAAACATTAGTTTCTATTGCTGATCAGAAGAATCCAGAAGTTACCTCTGATGTGGTTGACTCGGGATCGAAACAGCCTAAACAAGTTGAACAGTCTATGTTGTCTCAAATCACTGGTTTGGGTCAGGTTGGCGGTGCTTACACGGTAGGGCTTTAATATGGCTTTGTATGAAATTCCTTTGCTCGATCGCAACCAAAAGTTTTTTATCAAACTGAACAAGGTGAATTACCAACTCAAGCTTGTTTTTCGAAAACGATGGTACCTAGATATTTTTCAAACTAATTCAGAGCCTGTTGCCTTAGGTATTCCTTTAGTCTCAGGTATCGATATTTTAAGCCCTTTTAGTCATGTAATTAGCGGCTCAATGTACGTTCAAAACCTCAATGAAGATGAGAGCCAATCATTTAGTGATTTAGGTACCAACATAAAACTATTTTGGCAGGATCCTTAAATGACTGAACAATGGAAGCGAAATTGCCGGCTAACCGTCCAGCTTAAATATGGGGAGCCAGAGGCATTGGATTTATCTGAAATGCGGATTGTATTTCGTATTAATCAACCTACAGCTGAAACACCCAAAGCAGCGGAGTTTTATATCTATAACTTATCAGTCGATACCATGAACCGGCTTGCTGGCGAGGATAATTCCAACGTGGGGGCAATGGTGTCTTTTGAGGCTGGTTACGGTGAAGAGTTGGCCACAATTTTTAAAGGTTCAACATTCCAATATCGCCGTGGACGAGAAAGCCCGACAGATACCTTTTTATGCATTCTGGCTCAGTCTGGTGATAAAGCTAAAAACTATGCGTTGGTTAATAAAACCATTGCAGCTGGTACCTCAGTCGATCAAGTCAAGAATGAGCTCGCAAAAGAGTATCAAGCGAATGGAGTGGAAACAGGCGAACTGCCACAGCTTAGTGATCAGAAATATGTCCGCGGCAAAGTAATGTTCGGGTCATTAGACGACCAGATCAGACAGTTTTGCAAAGACACAAATACCGAGTACTTCATTGACGATGAATACTTATACATGGTTGGTATCAGTAGCTTTTTACTTGACTCAGTTTTTGAAATGGATGCCAGCTCGGGCATGATTGGAATGCCTCAACTCACAACAGAGGGGCTAATGGTGAATTGCTTGCTCAATCCACAATTGCGCCGTGGTGGGCGAATTCATGTTGATACGACAAGCATTCAAACTCAGGCTTTTGATATTGATTATCAAAGTCAGGGAGTTGACCAGCCGCAGAAAGATCTTAAAACAGCTGGTGGCATTAATGGGATTTACATCATTAAAGCGGTCGAGCATTACGGCGATACACGCGGCGATGATTGGTATACAAGCACAGTTTCAGTTGGTCAGGGTGCTGTAGTTCCTAAATCGGGTATTACAATTACGGCGGTGGATTGATATGGCTTTAAGTAATAACGAAAGATCGCCTCATTTACTCAACATAATTAATGATGCGATTAAATCAGCCTTGGCCGTAGTCTGGACCAATCTTCCTTGTATTGTTGAATCTTATGATCCAGATAAACAAACAGTATCTGTTACCCCAGCTATTCAAATACCTGTTATGCGTGAAGATGGTTCAATGGATTTAGTGGATCTACCATTAATACCAGATGTGCCTGTGTGCTGGCCTAAGGCTGGAGGATTTGCTTTAACATTTCCAGTTAAGCGGGGTGATGAGTGTCTAGTACATTTCTCATCTAGATGTATTGATTTGTGGTGGCAAAACGGTGGTATTCAGCCACCATTTGAAAACCGTAAACATGATCTATCTGATGGCTTCGCTACTTTTGCGCCGCAATCTCAGCCCAAACGTTTAAAGAGTGTGGCCACTGATGCAGTTGAATTAAGAAATGATGCCGGTAATGCCAAGATCCGGATTAATGATGCTGGCGAATTAGAGTTTTTCGGTACCAAGGCATCTTTTAATTGCCCAGTTGAAATGAAAGAAGGATTAAGTGTCTTAGGGGCGTTAAAAAATAACGATATAGATGTTGGCTCTAGCCATGGCCATACGAAAGTACAACCAGGTAATGGTGAATCTGGTCCACCAAAACCATAAATAAATGAGGGGTCGCTGAAAGGCGGCTTTTTTTATGCGCTATAGAAAGCTAGATGATGATGGGGATTATAGCTTTGGCCAAGGTCAAAACAATTTCCATATAAATACACCTGATGGTGTAGCGCAGGCGGTAAAGACTCGCCTTAAATTTTGGGTAGGTGAATGGTTTGCTGATACTTCCGACGGCACCGGATGGACTACGGACGTTTTAGGGAAATTCACCGACCATTTGTTTGAGCTCATGATTCGACAGCGCATTTTAAGTACTCAGGGTGTTTTAAGAGTCGATTCGTTTGATAGTCAATTTGATGGTGAGACACGAAAGCTATCGATTCAATCAACCATTACAACGATTTACGGTTCAGCCAGTTTACAAGGGGAGATTTAAAGATGGCATTAACTAGCATAGCCCCTGTAATTAATCAGTATGGTGCTACAGCTGCAACTTATAGTGAAATTGTCGAGTATTTAAAGGATAAATACCGAGGAATTTACGGCCAAGATGTTTACTTGGAAAACGATAGTCAAGACGGTCAATGGATTGGTGTTATCGCACGTGCAATTGCTGACTGTAATGCTGAAGTTATAAATGCTTATAACTCTATGTCACCGAGTACCGCTGATACTGATGCGCTCTCTCGCAATGTAAAGATTAACGGTATTCGCCGTGCAGTGGCTACACAATCAAGTGTTTCGGTGGTGTTGGTCGGTGTTGCTGGCACAATCATTAATAACGGTATTGTGAGCGACAAAAATAATAATCGTTGGTTATTGCCGGCACAGATTATTATCCCAACTGAAGGGGAAATTGTTGTATCTGCTATAGCTGAAAAAGCTGGAGCAATTCTAGCGCTGCCCAATGCTGTTACTACTATTTCAACACCAACACGTGGTTGGCAATCCGTAAACAATCCTCAGGCATCTACTTTAGGTGCTCCGGTCGAAAGCAATACTAAATTACGTCAACGCCAAGCATTATCAACGGCCATTCCTTCGCGTTCTTATACAGAGGGGATTTTAGGAGCTCTATTTAGTCTTGATGGTGTGAGCCGTTGTAAGGTTTATGAAAATCAAAAATCATTTAATGATCCGCTAGGCTTGCCGCCAAACTCGTTGGCCGTTGTCGTAGCGGGGGGAGATGATCAATTGATTGCTGAGACGATTCGAGTAAAGAAGGCACCCGGTTGTGATCTGTACGGAAATACAACTGTGATTCGTCCAACTGTATACGGTGATCCTGTCTCCATCGAGTATTGGCGACCTATTCAGAAGTCTATTGGTATCCGTTTTGAATTAACGACTAATTCAGATTACACAGTAGATATTGGGGAGCAAATAAAGAGCGCTTCAGCTGACTACATTAACCAGCTCGATATTGGCGACCGTATTGCAATTAATAAGCTGTATGTACCAGCAGGCTTATACGGCGCATTAGATGCAAGGTCTTATGAAATAGAAAGCCTTCAATTAACTGTAGATGGTGTACCGATAGAAGGTGATTACACCTTAGCTTTTAACGCCGTGGCCTATTGTGATTCAGACAATATCGAGATCAGTGTTGCCGGAGGTGGTTAATGCAAACAGATGATTACTTGAATCTGATCATTAATGAACACCGATCTAAACCAAACTTTAATAAGACGGTCAAAGTATCGATTGAGCCGATTATTGATTGCATGAACGTGCTGCAAAGCATGAATGAAAAGTTTGATTTAGATACAGCAAGTGGGGATCAATTAAACATCTTAGCCGAATGGGTGGGAGCTCCAACTGTTGTACCTGACATTGTGCCACTTCCTTTTTTTGGATTTGAGGGGCAACCAGAGTCACTAACATTTGGTGAGACGGATGATCCTGATATTGGCGGCTTTTGGCGTGAATCAGGTGTAAGCAGTTACCGTGGCCAAAGTATCCCACCTCAAAAATTACCCTCTGTAGTGAAAGCAAAGATTTTGCTTAATAACTGCGATTGCACACTGGATGAAGCATTTGAAATCTGCAAGTTATTGACTGATGTGCCTTTCAAATTAAAGGACAACAGAGATATGACTGTCACGTTTGAATTTCTTGCTGAGTTTCAACCCATAGATAAAGAACTAGTTCGCTTGTTGTTTCCCTTACCAAGCGGAGTTGAGCTAATTTTTTCGGATGAAGTAGATGGATAAGCTAGAAGAATTTAGCCTGAATGGGCCAAAAAATACCGATGGGTTAACTTTATTGAGCGGTTTCCCATCAAATAAAAAGCCAGCTCGTCAATGGTTCAATTGGTTATTCAATTCACTAACCAAAAAGATCAATGAAATTATTGATGGCAAGCTAGATGCAGGTGCTAATGCGGTTTCTGCAGCAAAATTAGAAACAGGTCGAAAGATAAACATAACTGGTGTAGTAAATGGTAGCGGTACTTTCGATGGCTCTCAGGACATCACGATTAATACGATTGGTGGTGGAACATTGGGCGAGAAAGCAATCGCAATTATCCGTCTTAATGGTGCAAGTTTTGATTTAGTCAAAAGCCGTGGATTTGCTTCAGTTGCCAATATGGGGGGCGGTCAAATCGAATTTACTTTGACAGAAGATGCGCCTGATACAGATTATGGGGTTGTTTGTACTGGAACGAGTAATCGTGCTGATGCGGTCAGCTTACAAGAACGTGAAGACTTTGCCCGGACATTAACAAAGTTTCGCTTAATGGGCGCATTTGGTGGCGATAACACCCAAGGTGCTTATACTCCCAAAATATGTACTGTAGTCGTCTATTACTAAACTTATTAAATTATTTATCTAACCGCCTTCTGGCGGTTTTTTGTTGCGTGGAGATCCTAAAAGATGGCAACAAACTGGAATGCTGTATTGGCAAATGTAAACAACGCTGCTGATATTTTATCTATCTTACGAAAAGTGCTTGGCCAACTTGATGGCAAAGTCGATTTAACTAAAATCGATGAAATTATTTCTGATTTAGACTCCATGAAAATTGGGGTAGACACTGCTTTAAGCGATGTACTTTCAGCGCTTGTAGACTTTGACAATGCTTCACAAGAAGCACTTCAGCAAGTTATTCAGTCAGGCTTAATTGAAGGATTCGCAACAGAAGCCGAGCTTTTAGCTACTCGCCCAACTGTATTAAAAAAATATGCCAAAGCTGAAGATACAAAAGTTATTTGGTTTTGGAATAAGCCAGAGGGAGCGCCAGATGGTAATTACTGGATTAAAACTGGTTTAAGTGAGTTAGACCAATCAAAGATATATACAGATGAAAAAACTAACGAAGTAGAAAGCACCACTAAGGACTTTGCTACAAATGCAGCACTAATTGCTGCAGGAAATTTGAGTAAAACTGGCTCAAAAAATCTAATAGACTTTCATGATAAAAATGGTGATATCCCCGCGGCTTTAAATGAATTTGGAGAGTTCGAAGCCCAAGATTTTAAAAATGAACATGGTAGCTTTAATACAGTTGTTCAAAGTATTACGCGCCAGTCTTTAAGTGACTTCACTCATATTGATTACGATGCAGATGGAAATATCATATTTGGAATGAAGAAAGATGGTTCATTTACTACAGCCAACCCATCTTTAAAGTATGGATTATCTGACTTACGTGCTGGTTCTGTCCCTGCATCTGAAATTCAAGCTCTCGGCATTGCGTTAGATCAGAACGCAACTGAAAATGATATACCTTATGTGTTTGAAGTCGAAGTGAGTCCATATCAAGCTGATGGCACTCAAGCACAACGCATGTCTACAGCTATCAAGATTGGTCCTAATAAGCTGTATGTAGTATTCACGCAATTTAGCACTTATAACAGTGATCAACAGGATGGACGTTTAGTTGCTCGAACAGTTGATTATGATCTGGTTGCTAAAACAGCTATAGTTTCTGAAACAATTCCTATAATTGGAAATAAGACTGGAAATAACTTTCGTCACCCCCATTTGATCCGACTTAAAGATCGAATTCTTTTAATTTTTAATGGAAATACCCCTGACCTATGGGTCTATGAGTCATTTGATAACTGCACTACTTGGCAACTAAAAACTCAAATTGATACCACTTCAATAGCACAGATGCCATGGGCCTTAGCTCTTGATTCAGTTGTACGAATTGAAGAAGGACCTTTTGCTGGTCGAATAGTTGCTGCACTATTTTATTACGCAGCTAATTCTAGAATTGGAACTGTCTACAGTGATGATAATGGTGTTACATGGAAACGTGGCTCAATAATTAATAGTGCTGATTACTTCCCAACATATTCAACATTGAATGAAATGTCACTCGCTTGTGATGCACATAATGACTTGATTTTTGCAATTCGAAATGAATCCACCTCCGCAGAATCTAGATATATCATTTTCGCAAAATCTACAGATGGTGGGCATTCCTTCCACTTCTTTAACCAGAATATTAAAACTCCGACTGTGGGGGTGCAAATTGGAATGAAACAAATTGCTCCCAATTCATTTGGAGGAGGCATTCCAAAAATTATTGCAACGCATCCGGTAGGTAATAACCGCACCCAATTCATTTTGCGTGCTTCTTATGATGGCTGCCAATCTTGGGCATACGACTATAAGCCTTGGCCAATGACTGAAATCGTTGGTTACTCTTCATTAATCCCACTATCTGCAAAAGATTTTGCGCTCGTTGTAGAGAAGGGGCCGATGTTAAAAGAACAATCAGTTGCTATTAAATTTCTAAATTTGAAGGAGATTATGTAATGTCTACAGCGATTAAAAGTAATGAGGTTTATGCTGGAAACAAAGTGCTTCCAAATGTTGTAGACCTCATTACAGAAACCTCAGAACGGACAGAATTCTTAAGAAAACTTCTAGCAAATATCGGTGGTGATACTTCCTATATAACAGATCAAAATTCAGATGAGATCTTCGATAAGTTAGTTAATCACCGGAAACGTGTAGTTGAGGATGGCGGACAGGTCTTATCAATGGCTAATGTTGCTAGGGCATTGGTTTTTGCAAAGAAAAGCAATCTTAGTTCAGATTTGTGTTCAGCTTATAGCCCAGACTTCGGTATCAAAACCAACGGATCAAGTGTTGTTAAAATTTATGACTTAAATGGTCGAGATTGCGAATTAATAGCTGGATCTTTAGAAAGAGCGGTGGATGGTAAGCTAAATGTCGTAAAGAATTTAATAACAACAACTATGATTTCCAAAGTCAATTCAATAGCAGGCGGCCCTGGTATGATCCTTGGCGTTTGTGTTCATGATGAAGATGCTGGAAGTTCAACTTCCCAAACAGTAAGAGGCATGTATATGTCTGATAACGCTAATGCTAGTGGAGCTGGGTTGGGATATCTCGAAACAAATAAAGGAGGGCTTTCAAGACTTTATTATAAACGCCAAGTTGATGGGATAATAACAAATTTACCTTATGACCAGATTTCGAATTATAAAAAATTCTCTGGATTAGTTGGTTATATGTCAAATATAGAAACGACTAAAGGGGTTCCAAGAGTCGAAATTTACGAAAATGGGGTGCTTAAAGCTGGTGCCGATGCGCCACAAAAAGATCTCTCATTAATTCCGATTTACCCTGTCATTTCTATGCTATCCCTAAATTCATTATTTAGTGAAAGCTGGCTTATAAAGTCCACATCACAAGCATTGGCTTTATCTTTAAGTAATTACTTAAATAAAAGTATTTAAAGACATACATTTCAGGCACCCAAAAGGGTGCTTTTTTTTGCCTAAATTCTGGAGTAAAAGGCATGGAACCAGTTTCAACAAGCGGTTTAACAGCATTATTAAAATTTTATGGGGCAGCAATTATGGTGACTTTAGCAGTCGCCTTAGTAGCAGCAGTCGTATTGATGACACGTATGCCTCGCTCACCTCAAGAGTGGGCCGTAGGTTTGATTTGTACAGTTGTATCAAGTTTGGCTGGCGGTTCATTCATTATTGTGAAGTGGGGGCTTCATGAGTGGATTACTGATATTTGGGGAATGATCGCTCTTGGTGGCTTCTTCTTTATTTGTGGGATTCCCGGATGGGCTCTAGTCCGATGGATTTTTAACTTTATTGATAAACAGGAAGGCAAGACGATTGTCGAAGTAATCAAAGAAGTTAAGAAAGCCAAAAGAGATATCGAAAACAGTTAATGCCGCCTTCGGGCGGTTTTCTCATATTTATAGGAATGCAAAATGACTATTGAACAATATATTGAAGAACTTATTAAGCGTGAAGGCGGGTATGTAAATAATCCTGCTGATCGCGGCGGTGCTACTAAGTACGGTATTACTGAAGCCGTAGCCCGAACCAATGGGTTTAATGGCAACATGAAAGACTTGCCACTTGATGCAGCCAAAGCAATCTACCTTAAAAACTATTGGACAGCTCCGCGTTTTAATCAAGTGAATGTAATTAGCTCATTAGTTGCTGAAGAGCTTTTAGACACAGGTGTAAATTGCGGTACCGGTTTTGCAAAACCACTTTTACAGCGTGCATTGAACTTGCTGAATAACCAAGGTAAAGCTGGTTTTCCAGATCTTGAAGTTGATGGGGTTTATGGATCTACAACATTGGGAGCTCTAAAAACTTATTTGGCCAAGCGTGGCAAAGAAGGTGAGAAAGTCCTTGTGCGAGTTCTAAATATTATGCAAGGCCAACGTTACATTGAAATCTGTGAACGAAATCCAAACCAAGAGCAGTTCTTCTATGGGTGGATCAGTAAGCGAATAGTAATTTAAATTTACTAATTATTGACCTATAGCTCTAATAAAGTGCACTTTAAATTCTGAGTGCACTGATTTTTTATAGTTTAAAAAAATTATGTAAATCTCTATTTAACTTATAATTATTTCAATAAAGAAATAATAACCTGTTCTATTTTTTTTAATTCAGTTGATCTAATAACATTGCCCAAATGCATCATTGAGGCAACCTTAAATTCTGGTCCTGTATTTAGTATAATTTCTCCTTTATTTGTGAATTGTGGCCCAGCGTATAAAATACCTAATAATTTTATTCTTGTACCCCATAATATATTACGAGTTTTAGCATCATAGTATGAGCTGTTACTGTTATACAAAAATACAGGTGATCCTGATGAACCAGGAAAGCATGCCAAATCTATCATGAATTCTGGGCGTCCATTGTATAACTTATTCGGACTTGTAGCAGTAATTCCTCGTCTAACTAAAGGTAGATTATTTACCATATCATTAAGACCATTCGGGCAACCTACCATTGTAACCTCTTCAATATGATCTAAATATTGCCAATCTGAGTCTTCAGGAATATTTTCCATTGTCCAAAAACTTGCTGTTATAGGCGTACCTTTTAGCGATGCTTCATGTATAACATGTGAGATGATAATTGCACATAAGTCAATATTTTCATCTGGATGTTCGATTACTATATTTTGTATAGGAATTCTAGCTTCGTAAAAACCATCTTTAGGTTTGTCATTGTCTGAAGCTAAATGAAATTTGATAAATATTTCATCTGCACCTGCTATTACATGCTTATTTGTGACTAGAGCTTTCACTGAAATGTTCTCTTTTTTGTCAAACATGAAAAGAAAACCAGTACCAAACCCAATTATATTTCCTTGGGATAGCGATGTAATCTTAATGGTTGAATATAATAAATACTCAGAAGAGCTTAGTTTATTTGACATTTATTAGTTCCTTTTGATAAATATTAGCAATAATTATTTTTTCATTCTATTTTGCAAGGAGCGTGTTACCTTGCTCTTTTTAAATGACTATAAATATTATTTTATAGAAGTTTTCAAATAGATTGGATAATTAAATTTATTAAATCTTTAAAATTTTAGGAAATATTTCTTATGGCTATAAATATCTTTGGTACTGAAGCAAATAATTGTGACTCAGTTTTAGACGCACCAGCGTCAGCTGATATTAACATTCACAACACAAATGCAAATAATGTAAAAATAGTGTATAAAATTAGAGAAGACAAAAATAAGATAAGAGAAAAACTTTTAGAAAGTTTGGAATCTGGAACACCTTATCCTGTGGTTGAACGTTTTATTAATTCCCTTGAAGGTATTGATATTAATAATACAGAAGCAATTGCAAAAGAAGTATATAGCTCGGGTCTAGATAAGTTCTTAAAAAGTAAAACTCTTGGAGTTTTAGGCTTTGTTTCGTCAATAGTGGGAATTATTTCACCCTTTATTCAATAAGACTAAATACTCATAAAGAAAATTGTTTGATCCAATTAAGCCTTTGAGTTTTCTTATTTTTTTTAGTTTTTCAAAATCTTTATTTCTTTTTGCTTGTATTTCTAAATTATGAAGATTTTGAATAACTTTATTTACATCGAATTTTAATTTTTCATCTCTAACTGAAATTGATTTTTGTTTACTTATTTTTTTAGAGCTACTTCTGACCTCATAGCATGTTCCTACATTTTCAAAATTAGCATTTTCCACAACTAGATCACAATCTTCAGGTACGCTTATACCTGTTTTAAAACCTTCAAAACCAATATTTGTAAATCTCATTTGTAATTCACCTAATTATTTAGAGATTAGCATATACGTAAAATTAAATAATTTTAAATATTATCCTTTTATTTTTATCAATTCATCCCATTTAAAAGGATTTCTACTTAATTTATCCCGCGACATCGACCAGTTACGACCTGGTACATAACATGGACCAACACCGAGCTTTTTCTTCCCGAATTTTGTGTGCACGTTATCTAGTGTTTTCATCAATTGTTCTTTCTTTTCTATTGCTTTAAAATCTGTGAGCAGGTCATAGGTATGGCCTGATTTGGGCTCAAGACCCGTCAACACTACGCCGCACTTTTTGTATTTAATTCCTTCTTTATAGATTTCGTTCAACATTCTTGTTGCTGCTTTAACAAAATCAATAGCGCAATCCGTGGGCTCAGAAAACGAACCTGTGATTGATCTGTTGTAGAACGGCACATTGGGATCAAAAGGGTTTGACTGTACAAAAGCAATCATACATCCGCACAACAATTCTTCATCTCTTAAGCGCTTACACGCATCTTGAGCATACATTGAGATAGCTTCTTTTAAGTCAGTTAGCTCAGTTACGCGACCACCGAAAGATCTAGACGCGACTATTTGTTTTTTTGATGGAGGAGTGTGCTCGATCTCAATGCATGATATGCCCTGTAGTTCGTAAATAGTTCGAGCCATAACAATCGAAAATTTTTTTTGCATCTCTCGAGGTTCAGCACAAGCTAAATCAAACACCGTATTAATACCCATGCTTTGCAATTTTTTTGAGTGCTTACGGCCAACTCCCCAAACTTCAGATACTTCAATTAATGAGAAATAATATTCTTTGTTGCACGGATCCATTGTTACCAGATCGCACACACTGTTAAAGCCAGGGTTCTTTTTAGCAATATGATTTGCAATTTTCGATTCCGTTTTACTTCTGCCGATACCGACGCAGACTGGTAAGCCAAGCCATTTCCAAATTTGTTGGCGCATCTGCTGGCCAACTTTCTCCAAATCATAGTTCTTCTCATAAGCGGTGAAATCAACAAAGCATTCATCAATTGAGTATGGTTCAACTTCTTCAGCGGTTACGTACGAGCTCAGAATCTTATGAAAACGTCTCGACATTTCTGCGTACATTGCATAGTTGCTTGAAAGTACAATTACGTTATGTTGCTGAACAATGTCTTTAATTTGAAAAAGTGGCACACCCATTTTTATATTTAAGGATTTCGACTCATTGCTACGCGCCACGGCGCACCCATCGTTATTGCTGAGTACAATCACAGGCTTATTATTCAAACTTGGGTCAAAGACTCTCTCACATGAGACGTACATGTTATTGACGTCAATCAAGAAAAAAACTTTGTTCTCATGTTTCATGATTTTCTAATCATTTTAATGACGCAGGTGACAACGCCCCAGATAATTAGTTCTTGTCCTTCTTGTAGGTAGATATTTTTATATTCTGGATTTTCTGCTTTAAGCCATTGGCCAGACTCATCAATCATTAATCGTTTAACAGTAAAATCATTATCAATAAGGGCTACAACAATATCACCGTGTTTTGCATCAAGACTACGATCGACAATTAGTTCATCATCAATTTCGATTCCTGCATTCAACATAGATAAAGATGCAACTTTGACAATAAAGGTTGCAGTTTCATTCTTAATTAAGTGCTCATTCATATCGAGAGCTTTGTCTATGTAATCTTGCGCCGGAGAGGGGAAGCCAGCGTTGATCTTCTCTAAAGCATAAGGCACAAGCATGTGTGTTGTTGGAACAACTTGCTTTATAGATAAGGCTTCAGATAAAACAATACCTTGGGTGAGGTATGGCTTTATCTGGATAATGGATGGTGCAATTTCGCTCATAGAATATCCCCTAACTTGAATTTGTAACATATTCAAGATGATATGCTAGAGCTTAGTTAAATTTCAAATTTAAAAAGTTGTGGATAAATAATGATTAGTCGTAACTTGTCGTTCTTAATAGTGCATTTGGTCGGAAATTATGCAGATAAATTTACATTGTAACTGTGGAGGTAAAAGGCATTTAAATCAGAATAAAAACAAAAAAAATATTCAATCCAAGACGAAAGTTAAAACTAAATTATTGATTTAAGACTTATCCACAAAGTTAACTATAAATGTTTTTCTTAACTTTGCTATGCTATCTCCCCATGAATCATACAGTTGAAAACTAAGTAAAAAGTCAAGATTGATATATTTTTTAAAATCTCATATCTTGATTACAAACATAGGATAGATTTTATGTCTTGTGTTTATCCTTTTTAGATAACCACGAGACGAAAAGTGGGAAGTTGAGAAGGAATCTTGAAACCCCCGCACAGTCGAAAATTCTTAAGCAGGAACGTCGACTGGGGGAGGAATATAAACCTGCATTGACTTGTGTCATATCATTTACAGTAGAGAGCAATGCTACCAACAATGCTTACTACTGCTGACTGATGTTGCGATACAATCAGCTTATACGAGTGTAACTGCGACGCTACCAACGACGCTGTCACCGATGACGACATTCGATATGCATTAGCTGTATTAAAACGCAAAACATGGCACAAGGCAATGTCTCTTTAACAGGAGATTGCTATGACGAAGATATTTATCCTCGGCATGAAATTACTAAGCTTAATAGCTGACGTAATTCAAGTAGCTGATTTTATTATGCGATGATGTATTAATATTTTAATTTAAGGCTAATTAGAACCGTTTGCTGGGGCAGGCGGTTTTTTGTATGGTTTAGGAAAATAGTTAGCAGTAAATTCACCAAGCGGCATCTCGAAGAAAAACTGGTCAGCATCTTCTTTTTTGCAATTCAGCCAATCTTCTCGATACTCATCAGGAATAACAATAATAGACCGCTTTTCATCTTCTGGTTTATGGAACTGACTCATGAAAGGGTGATTATCTGCATTAATGGTCAGCATCGACATAGACCTAATTTGCTGTCCGTCAATTATTGTAGATTCATAAATGGCAGCCACAGTGAATGGCATGCCATCCTCTCGATAAATTCCCCATCTTTCCGCTTTACCGTTTACGTAACGTGGTTCATAAATTTTTTCAACTGGGATTAAAGCAAACTGACTTTTAGCCCACGCATGTCGGAAGCTGGGCTTTTTATCTACAGTTTCAGTTCGGGCATTGTATGTGTACTTAGAGAACTTTAAATCATGGTTCCAAGGCGGGATCATGCCAAACTTAACCTCACGCCATTCTATTTTGCCATCTTTAGAAAAAAAAAGAGGACAGTCGTAACCTGGATAAATATCGGCCTTATAGTCGAACGTAGGTTCAAAGAGATCTATTAGGTGTACCCGGTCTTTTGATATAGGTTCATAGTTCGCACACATTTTAATTCTTCTTTTAATTTCCATACTATATAATCTAATTATAACCAATTGAATGTTAAGTTTTTATATATTTTGGAGGGGAGTATGTTCGAACAAGTTGTACCAGTTGTGAGTTTTACAATTGCAGTGGGTACATTTATTTTTCAATTTTTTAAGTTTGTAAAAAATAAAACCCTTCTTCATATTTGTATCAGCGTAATTTTGTTGATAAGTGTTTCTACAACAGCTTATTATTGGAATAAAGATCAAAGGAAAAATAAAATTGCATTAGCAGCAAATGCATTAATTAAGCATAGAACTGGAGAGAATGTAGTAACTTGGGGAGACCAAAAGTTCCTTATGGCATCATTGTCTTTTTTAGAGAAAAACAAAGATGTCTATCCTGAAAGCTATATGAGAGCACAGAAAATTTGTAAAAATAATTCTTGTGAGCTGGCTAAGTACAAAGATGATTCATCAGATATAAATTACGACTATAATATTAGAAATGCCGCTGATTCGATTGAAGGTATTCTTCTAGGGATAAGCCTTCTAGAAAGATAATTGATCAATAAAAAGACTGTTGTTAATCATACTTAATCAAAATTAAATGTTATACATGAGTTATACCAGCATGTTATACAATAAAAAACTAACTATAAAATCAATAATTTAAAACATCTGTTCAACTCCCGCCATCTCCACCAAAATTCGAAAAAGCCCTGAAACGTAAGTTTCGGGGTTTTTTATTGGCTATTTTAGCCAATTCTGCTCTAAGCTATTTGAGTTATTTGTCAATATTTATAGAATAATTAAGAAATATTTAATGAATACTGATGATTTAAAAAAACTGATGTAATTTTAGATAATATATGACCAACGTTCTTCATCTTAAGTTCTTCTGATAATAAGCTGAATAGCGATAAATTAAATAATATTGATTATTTAAGTGTAAGCTTTAAGGAGGTTAAGCATGAGCTGAAGAATAAAACTAGAATTTGGATATTTAAGATCATTCATTCTATTGGATAAAAATTATTTTTGATTTAAAAAACAGCATAATAAAGTAAAAAAAGAGGCTCCAAATTTTGGAGCCTTTTTTGATTAATTTTCTAATTTAATCAAGACACTGCGGAAATTTTCTAAAGCCGACTCGATATTTTCAATAATTTCATTAGCTAAAATATCTGGATCAGGAAGATTATCTAAATCTGTCAGGCTTTTGTCTTTAAGCCAAAATACGTCGAGACTCGTTTTATCCCGTTTGACTAATTCATCATAGCTAAATTTTTTCCAACGACCCTCAGGATTATTTTCAGCATGCCAAGTTTCAGAACGCTCAAAACGATTCATAGGGTTGTAGCATTTGATGAAGTCTTGTAGATCTTCAAAGCGCATTGGTTTTTTCTTTAAGGTGTGATGTACGTTCGTTCTATAATCGTAGTACCAAACTTCTTTAGTCCATGGATCTTTGCTAGCAGGTTTATTATCAAAGAAAAGTACATTTGCTTTTACACCATTGGCATAAAAGATACCTGTAGGTAAGCGAAGAATAGTGTGTAATTCAGTTTTGGACAGTAACTCTTTACGGATCGTTTCACCAGCTCCGCCTTCAAACAAAACATTATCTGGAACAACAACAGCAGCCTGTCCAGTTGTTTTTAACATCGAACAAATATGCTGTAAGAAGTTAAGTTGTTTGTTTGATGTGGTTGCCCAAAAGTCTTGACGGTTATAAGTCAGTTCTTCCTTTTCTTGTTCACCTTCTTCATTCGTAAAACTCATTGAGCTTTTTTTCCCGAAGGGTGGATTTGCCAAAACATAGTCAACAGTGATTGGACTAGGGGCAATCAGCGCATCATTTGGAGAAATGAGGCTATCTTTATCAATTTCTCCAATGTTGTGCAGAAACATATTCATCAGGCACATTCGACGAGTATTCGCAACAATTTCATTACCATGGAAAGTACTGTTCTTTAGAAAAGTTTTCGCATCTTTATCTAAAGGGTTATCAGAATTTTTGGTTAAAAATTCATAAGCAGAAAGGAAGAATCCTCCAGTGCCACATGCGGGATCTGCAATTGTTTTGTTAGGTTCTGGTCGCACACATTGAACAATTGTTTTAATTAAAGAACGTGGTGTAAAGTATTGACCTGCACCAGATTTAGTATCCTCAGCATTTTTCTCTAATAGACCTTCGTAGATATCACCTTTGACATCCGTACTTAATGTAACCCATTGAGTATCATTGATCATTTCAATTAGACGAGACAACTTTGCAGGGTCTTGAATTTTATTCTGAGCTTTCGTGAAAATTTGGCCCAACATACCTTTTTCTTTCGCCAGATCACGTAGAAGGTTAATGTAATGAAGTTCTAACTCTGCACCTTTAGTATTTAAAAGCGTATCCCATTTGTATTTTTCAGGAATACCCACATTACGCTGATAAGGTGGTTTTGAATACTCATCAGCCATTTTTAAGAAGATGAGATAAGTGATCTGTTCGAGATAATCCCCATATCCAACACCATCATCACGAAGGGTGGTACAAAAGCTCCATACTTTTGAAACTATAGATGATGCACTCATAAAGTTGCCTCTGCATTAACTTGTGTAGATTGGTGAATAAATTGGTTAGATCTTAAGGTCTTACCCATAGTTTGATAAATGAGATTAATGAGGTTCTCAGCTCTTAATCTCATGAATGATTCAAAATCATCTTTACGGATCTCCTCAGTTGATATGAAATGACCTTCTAGAATTGAGTCCATTTGCTCATCAGAATATTGAGTCGTATTAAAATTCTGTAATCGACTTAAATAGATAGATGGTGCTTTGCCTCCAATTGCTCTATTTGTAGAGGCTGATAGAGGGGTTTTGTTAATAATAGAATCATATACTGCGGGTTTTATACCTTTTTCCTTACACCATTGTTGAGGGAAAATATGGTGGATATCTAATGGCTTACCATCTAAATCAAGCTGCTGAATAGTTTCGTTCCAAAAGAAGTCCTTTGCACCTTCACGGAGTACCAATGTATTAATACCTTTATAAGCAGCACTTTGACGAGATCTTAAAGTTTCAAGGCGCTCAGGTTGAAATGAAGCGTCAAAAATAGTTCTGATAATGGTTTCATTATTGTCTATCCATGCGATGATATCTTCTAAGTCATTGGCCGTTCTTGTTTCAGCGGCTCCACCATAGAGTTCACCTAAGACGCCACACCAAAACCATTGTTCTAATTTTTGTAGAATTTTAGGTTCACGCCAATTCATTTTTCTTTCAGCTAACTTTGTCATAATTGCAGCGAGAGGAATAAGCTGACCACGGTATGGCAATTCACGCTCTGAGAAAAAGCATTGTTTTGTTAGGAAGCTTGCAACTTCAGCAAAACCAGTTTCAACAGCATTTGCCCATTTCTTATAATCTTGCAAAGTCAGATTTAGTACGGCTTGTCGCTTAGCTGAAATTGCAGAAAGTAATTTACCTGTTTTACCCTCTTTCTTATCGATTTGGCGTTTTTCATAAGTGGTTAATAAACTAATAACTTGTAAAAAATCAGTTGGTTCAAGTTTTGAGATTATTTTTCTGTTTTCAACAATACGTTGATAACGTCCATCAATACCTTGTTTCTGATCTCCATACCAGTCTTCGCGTAGATTATTGTCTTTATCGTTTTCTGCTGCAAATGATGCAGTGACTAATTCAAAGACTGATAATGGGACTCCACCAGTATTTACTTTTTCAAATACGAGGCAAACAGCATCCTTGGATGTGTTTTGATTAAGCTGAATGACTGGAATTTTATAAGATTTGAATTCCTGTAAAACTTTATCTTTAAAGTCAGCAAAACGAATATATTTTTCTTGATTGTATTTGAGTAATCCCATTTCCCAAGCATGGCTATTAAAGATTAAGCTACAAGGGAAAAACATCGCTTCATACTCTTTCTCAGTCGTTGAGAAGTCTAAGGTAATGAGCTGACCAGCACCATTTTCGATTTTTTTAAAATCACGATCAAAATTGGTTTTAACAGTCTTATCTTTACCTACCGAAATGAAAGCATCATCGAATTGTCCATTAAGGGCAGCTTCGATATCAATATAGTAATAACGTTCAATTTCCTGGCCTTTTTCAGTAAAGGTTTTGACGGGTTTATTTAAAGCTAGGACTTGAGTTAAGGATGTCAGACGCTGTTGACCATCTAAGATTAGATATTTGGGTGACGGAGTTTCACTCGAAAACTCTACATTTTCAACGGCTCGCACTTTAAAGTTTACAGGCCCACCTGTTTCTAAAAGCATGACTGCACCAACTGGAAATGAGCGTGCAATACTGACTAATAGGGAGCGAATATGTTCATCGTCCCATACCCAACCACGTTGGAAGTCTGGTAATTGAAGTTCACCATTTTTGATTTGATGAATTAAAGTTTCTAATTCAGGTTGTTTAGTTTCGAATGTGCTCAT